CGAACGCGACGTCGACCGACGTCGGACAGACCGCGCCGGGCGTGTTGCCGACCTCGAGGTCAGCCGGGGTGCCGTCGATCCACGCCTGCCAGTCCCGGCCGCGGAACGTGATGTGCCCGTTGTAGTCACCGAAGATCGACCCGCCGGCCGAGTCCGATGTGGCGGTCAACAGGTCCGACGCCTGGGCGTCGAGGTCGGTGGCGATCACGGCGATGTTCGAGACGGCGAGGTTGCGCCACTCGGGCCGCCAGCCGACCGTGTTGAGGATCCGGTTGAGCCGGGCGGTGACGGTCTCGCCGTCGCCGACGGGGGCGGCCAGCCGGGTCAGCCGGGCCCGGCCGACCTCACCGAGCGCGTCGATGCATTCGAGGATCGTGGCGTCGGACTCGGCGCGCTGGCCGGCGTAGGTGGCCGATTCGGAGTCGATGAACCCGCGGAACCGCCACGTCGTCACCCCGGTCTCGGTGTCGAGGATCCCCCAACGGATCTGACGGCCGGGACGCAACGACAGGCTGTCGGGGTCCAACGGGTCGACGGTCAGGTCGGCCCAGCCGGTCGAGTTGTCGACGGTGACCGTGCACGTGCCGACATCCCAGGCGTCCAAGATGCGGTCGGTGCCGACGTGGGACTGGACGGCCTGGACGTGGCAGGTGATGTCGACCCACACCGGTTCGACACCGGACCAGTGGGCGTCGTCGGTCGAGTCCCAGTGGGAGAGATCCCAGCGGCCCATGTTGGTCTCGGGCGGTCGGACGTCGCCGATGCCGACTTGGACGATCGGGACGACGCCGGGGACGGTGGCGAAGTGAGGGGTGGTCATCGTCGGCTCCCGGCGAGTCGTAGCCCGTCGCGGGTGGCCCGACGGACCGCCCGTTCGACGTCGAACCGGTTGCCGATCACCGCCGCCTGCACCTTGACGTTGACCGTCGCCCCCGCCGCAGCGGGCGCGGCGGGGGCGACGGGGGCGGCGGCGAGAATTTGGCGGGTGCGGCGGGTCGACGTGACCCGGGTGCGTGGCGGCACCAGCGTCGGCCCGGTGAGCAGCATGCGCCGGCCGTCGGGCAGGGCGACGAACTCGGGGCCGGCCTCACCGGCGATCCCGCCTTCGCCCGGCACGGTGCCGCCGTGTTCGCGCAGCACCGGGATGCCGACGAGGCTGGCGGTGATCGGCACCGGGTTGCGGCGGAAGTGGCTGGAGATGTTGGAGGCGATCGACGCCAGGTTGTTGGGATCGGTCGCGTACGTCGAGATCGCCGCCGGATGACTGTTGTAGTAGCCCTGCACGATCGCCAGGGCGCCCTGATAGTCACCGACGATGATCCGCTGGGTGACCTGGGCCTGGACGTTCTTGGGCAGGTTGTCGATCGCCGTCTGCAACAGGCCGATCTTGAGTTTCGCTTCCTCGGTGCCCGACAGCTTGTAACGGGTCTCGATGTCCTTCGGAGTGAGGCCGAGCTGGCGGATCAGCTTGTCGGCCTCGGTGGCGGACAGGCCGAGCTCGCGTTGCAGACGGGTCTTGAGCGTGTCGGAGATCGTCTGCGCCTTGCCCTTGAACTTGTCCAGGTCCCCGCCGGAATCCCGGTAGGCGGCGGCCAGCTGGGTGTCCAACGTGCGGGCCACCTCCTCGAGCGCCTTCTGGTTGGCTCTGCCCTGGCTGGTGTTCACGTCGAAGGTGTGGCCGTTGTCCTTGAGGCTCTGACCGAGGTTGTCGAATGCCTCCTCGGTGTCGGCGGCGATGCCGACGAGGGCGAACTGCTGCTCGGTGAACTCGGCCATCCCGGCGATCGCGCCGTCGAGCTTGGCGGCACCCCAGTCGGTGCCCTTCAACGCCTCGTTGTAGGCGGTGGTCCCCTCGACTGCCTGGCCCATGATCTCGTCGACCCGGGTCAGCTGGTCGGCGGCGTCGGACTGGATGGACGCGAACGTCTTGGCCGGGTCGGCGGCGTCGCGGTACGCCTTGTTGAGCCGGTCGGCGTCGGTGACGAGGAAGTCCTGCACCTCTTTGGCTTTGAGCGCTTCGATGCCGTACTTCGACACGGCCTGGGCGACCGCCAACCACTGCTCCTCGCTGATTTTGCCGGACTCGCGGGCGGCGCGCAGCTTCTTCGAGAAGTCGTCGCCGACCCGGCCGCCGCCGGCGACCGACGTGGCGAACTCGCTGGCCGACAGGCCGGCCGCCTTGAGGATCGGGATCAGGTCGGTGAGACCTTCGCCGGCGTCACCGACGAGCCCGCCGACGACCGGCACCGCCCGGGCGACGTCGGACAGTCCTTCGACGATGCCACCGCCGAACCCTTCGGCGGCAGCGTTGAACTCGCGTAGCAGACCGGGCTGCTCCTTGAGAACGTCGAGCAGCGCTCCGGCGTCGTCGACGGCACCGTCGAGGGCGGAACCGAAGTCCTCGATCCGTTTCGCCGTCGCCTCCGACTCGGCTTTCTGGGCGGCGAGCAGGTTGGTCAGCGTGCCGACAGCGAGGGTGATCCCGGCGATCGGCGCCGCCGCCGCGGCGAACGACTTGACGATCTCCCCGAACCCCTGCCCGGCCTGTTTGGCGGCGAACGCCGAGTCGGTGAAGTACTCGGCGAGCTGGCCGACGGCGACCCCCGTCGACCCGGTGACCCCGCCGAGTTCGCCGAGGTCCTGCGCCGAGTTGCCGACCATGTTGGCGACCGCCGAGTTGGCCTGGTCGGCGCCGGTGATCACCTTGTCGAACCCGGCCTTGGTCCGCCCCGTCGGCACGTCGACCTCGAGGCCGTTGAGCTCTTTGATCTTCCCCTGCAACTGTTCGAGGTCGCCGCGCAGCTCGCCGGCCCGGGCCAGTTCGACGTCGATCGTCGCCTGGCCGGAGTCGAGCGTGGCGACATCGGTGAGGATGTCGGTCAGCTCCTGCTCGACCGCCGCGGCGCGGATCGCCAGCACGATCGTGGCGTCTTCGGAGCCGAGCTTCTCGACGTCCTTGAGAACCTCGCCGACAGTGCGTTGCGCCTTCTTGGCGTCGACGGCGACGGACACCTTGGCCTTGGTGCCGTCGAGGTTGTCGACGACCTTCTCGGCCTCCTTGACGTCCTTCAGCCCGGTGACCCGCAGGTCGATCTGCTGCTCGATCCGTCCGCTGGGCATGTCAGTCGACCGCCTGTGCGAGGGCGACCTCGAGCGCCTTCTCGATCAGCGGGGCCGCCTGGTCGACAGTCGCCGTCCACGCTCTGCGGCCCCGCGTGCCGGGATGGTGCACCCGGGCGACCGGATGGCCGAGCCCGGCCCCGTACAGGACGCGGGGCCGGCTGCTGCCACGGCGGCGGCGGCGGCGGGGCAGGATCGTGTGCGGCCGGGTGCCGGTCTCGCGCCACGCCCAGAACCCCGACGGCACCCCTTCCATGATCAGCGTGCAACCCTGGTCGTAGACGTAGCGTTTGCGCTCCGTTGCGGTCAGCTGGTAGCGGCCCATCATCCGCCCGCCGTTGTGTTCGGCGGCCACGGTGAACACGGCGGCCGCCTCGTCGGCGAACGCGGCCGGCACCCGTGACAGTCGGGCGGTCAGCCCGTCGAGGACGTTGCCGGCCACATCAGAACCCGGCCGGGACCGGCTCCTCGACCGGCTCGACGGCGGCCGGTTCGACGGCGGCGGCGGCGGCCGGCGCGACCACTTCGGAGTCGGTGGCGTTGCCGAACTCGATCGACGGCTTCGACGAGAACGGCCAGGTCACCGTGTCGTTCATGATCGACCGCATGTCACCGCCGAGCGGCAGCGACGCCATCATCACCCGGCCGATCGCCTTGGGCGGGTTGACCCCGTCGAACCCGATGTACACGTAGCACTCTTCGGCGTCGTGCTCGAAGCTGAACCGTTGCAGCCCGGCGACCTGGTTCATGTCGGCCAATGCGCCGATCTCCAAGCTGAACGACGATTCGCCCGGGGTCGGGATCGTCTTGGATGGCGCGCACATCGACGCCGGCACGTCCTCGGTGTCGGTCGACGGGGACGACGTGATCTGCGCCCGAGTGACCTGACACATGAACGTCGCGCTCGACGTGTCGTAGTCAGCGAGGGTGACCGTGTCGACGGTCTTGCCGGCCGGCGCCAGCCACGTGTCCAGATAGCCGACGGCGGCGGTGTCGACGACGGCCAGGCCGAGCTGGCCGTCCATGATTTTCCAGATGATCGGATCGGCCATGGTCATCCTCCAGTGTTGGCGAGGGTCAGCGAGTCGGTGCAGAACGTCGGTGCCGGGGCGTACAGCTCGACGGTCACCTCGTAGCCGCGCAGGGTGGGCCCGCCGACGTCGACGGGGCGGGCCCGGGCGCCGACGACGGTGGCGTCGGGTGCCCGCTGCCCGTTCCAGGTGCGTGACGACAGCAGGGTGATCACCCGGTCGGTGAGCTCGTAGAGCAGTTCCCAGCCGGCGTCGTTGGCGCCGTCGGCGACGCACACGACGTCGACGACGCTGGCCCAGGCGTGGTCGTCGAAGCGGGCCTGGCCGGCGGCCACCTCCAGCCAGACGCACGGCGCGGTCACCGCGGCGGGCGGGTACGGGGTGACCCGTCCGGCCGGGGTGAACTGCATGCCGGCCAACGGGTCGGTGAACAGGCCGTCGCGCAGCACCGCGGTCACCTGCGACACGGCCGAGGACAGGACGTCAGCCAACACCCCACCTCTGCTTGCGGGGGACGATCAGGCTGCGGATCGACCGCAGCCGGTCGGAGCTGATGCGCACCGGGATCGTGTCGGCCGACCAGGCGTCCAACACGCCCCACGGGGCGTCCTTGGTGCGGTACACCTCGATGCACAGCTCGACAGCGGCCTGCACCAGGTCGGGCATCGTCGTCGTGTCGACCGGCTCGACGGCGTCGAGGTAGCCGTCCAATCGGACGGTGGCCACGACCGCCGCCTCCTCGACCCGGGCGATGTCGACGTCGCCGGCACCCAACCGCAGCACGGCGACCGCTTCGTCGGCGACCGCCTGGACGTCCCACAGGTTGGCCGCCGGCGGGGTGACGGCGACGTCGGACATCACGGTCACTCGCCGACGATCCCGGCCCGGTTCTTGCCGGCCCGTTCCAGCTCGACGACCCGGTCGGTGTCGTCGGGATGGTCGGCCAAGTACTGCTGCACTTCGGCGACGGTGTGGTCGGACGGGTCGAACCCGGCCGCCGCCGGCGTCGTGGCTTGTCCTCCTGCGTCGCCGCCGGCGGCGGACGAGATCGGGTCCAACCCGACCGCTTGACGGTTGGGGTCGTCGTAAGTCATGGCGTCGCCGTCACCTTGATGATCCCTGCCGGCTCGAACACGACGGTCTGGAAGTCGCCGGCGTATCCGACCTGGACGCCCCACACCGACGGTTCGACGACTTGCATGTTGCCGTAGCGGTACTCGAAGTTTTCGACGGCGGCCGAGGAGAACACGAGGATCGTCCCGTCGGGCAGTCCGGCCGACATGACCGCCGGCACACCGGAGATCGTGCCGACGTTGCCCATGACGATGTTGCCGGCGTTGAACCCGGACCCGAACGCGTTCTGCGGGTTGACCGGTGGGAACACCGGGCCGATGACGCCGAGCATGTCCGGCGACAACGCGATGACTGTCGTGCCCTGCCCCTTGGTGGCGCCGTAGACCAGGCCGACAGCGGCGAACACGGCGGCGGCGACATCACCGGCCGTCGGGGTCGCCGGCAGCGTCGGACCGGCAGTCGCCGCGGCGACCATCGCGGTGCCGCACGCCTCCTCGCTCTCGATCCCGTACTGGGCGGCGAGATCGTTGATCACCATGTCGAGAATCCCGGGCGTGGTTCGCTGGATGTTCTGCTTGGACACGTTGACGTAGCCACCCAAGGTGGGCGCGGTGATCGGTGTCGTCGTGACGGTCATCTTGCGTGACGGCAGCTCGGTCTTCTCTGCCGACTGCGGGCCGACCTGGGTGTGCTGGGTGACCTTGGCGTAGGCCCATGATCCGGGGCCGAGGTCGGTGACCCCGCCGGCGGTGACGAGCGGCCGGGCGACGTCGATGAAGTTGAGCACCGGGGTGACGATCCGCTCCGGCAGCAGACCCGGGTTGTCGGCGGTGGTCTGGTGGGCGGCGACACGGTTGTACAGGTCGATGCGACGCTCGGCGTCCTCGTCGCCCATCCGGGCGTAGTACAAGTCGGCGATGTAGGCGCCGGCGGAGCGGTACTCGACCTGCGCGGCCGACTTCGGGTCGCGGGCAACCGCGTACATCTCGGCCAGCTGGGCGGACCGCTTCGACGACTCGGTGGCGATGCGCACCCCTTCGCGCAGCGGTCCCATCCGCAGTTCAAGGTCGGTCATCCGCTTCGACGCCTGCTCGATCAGCTCGAGCTCTTCGGGGCGCAGGTCGCGTTTCTGTTCCTGTGCGGCGCGGACAAGCGACTCCTGGAAGTGCTTGCGCTCCTCGAGCTCGGCATCGAGCTCGGCCAGCATGACATCGGTCGGACTCGCCATCGTGCGGCGCCTCCTGGTGTGAAACGGGGTCTAGGGACCGCTCCGTTTCACGGCCGGCGACTCTGCGCCGTTACCTCGTCCGTGGCGAGCTAGCTGCGGACTGTAGCAGTCCGGGCCATGATGGCCAGAGCACGGTCGAGGTTCGGTGTCGCCCCCGCCTCGAGCAGCTCGTCGACAAGCGGTCGGGCCGAGCGGACCTCGAGCACTTCGGCGCCGGCGTAGGCCGGTGTCGGCGTCAACGCGATGTGATCGAGGAACGCTTTGCGGATGCGACGCTTGCCGGCGGCGATCGTCTGGTCGCGGTCGAGCACGGCCATGCCGACGGAGGCGCCGAGGAGCCCGTCGGCGCAGTCGTCGAGGGCTTGGTCGCCGTCCGGGGTGCGGCGCATCTTGATAGCGGCCCGTAGCCCCTTGTCGTTCGCCCCGTCGAGGGTGAGCACGGTTCCGAGCCACCGCTCCGGATCGTGATTCATGTTGACCGTGAACTTGCGTGCCCGGTTGGTGATCGCGCCGAACGCGCCCGGGGCGACGGACTCCTCAACGAGGGCGCCGCGGTACTCGACGACGGCTGGCTCGTCGTACGGGATGACGAGGATGTCGACGATCCGTTCCGGATACGAGACGTGTTCGACGGTTGCGGTGCGAACCTCGACTGGTGCCCTGTCATCGCTCACTTGAACACGCCCTCGATGTTGGAACCCGCGGTGCGCGACGCAACCCCGAACCGTTCCGCCTCGCGCACTTCGTCGACCGTGACGACCCCGTTGCGCAGATAGATCTCCCACGTCTGGGCGCGTTCCAACGGGCCGGGCTGCACATATTCGTCGCGGTTCACTTCGATCGCCGTGCCGTGCGGCAGCAGCCAGCTGGACAGGGCGAGCATCAGCCGTGACGCGTACGATTTGAGGCCGCCCTGCCAGTGCTGGTCGCGGATCATCACCTGGTTGTTGTAGGTCAGCGCGTCCTGCCCGGACGGCAGGCCGAGCAGCGGCGGCGGCACGCCCAGCAGGACGGCGATCTTGGCTTCGGTGTAGGCGGCGAGATCGGTGAGCGCCATGTCGGTCGGGTTGGCCTGCACCTCCCGCCAGGTGACGCCGCCGCCGAGGACGGCGGGCAGACCGATGTTCGACATGCGGGCATTGAGCCATTGGGCGTGCAGGTCGGCGGCCTGTTTGGCGGTGATCTCGTCGGGCGACTCGAGGATGCTGGAGGGGATGGCGCCGCCGGCGACGAAGCTGGTCAGGTAGCGCAGCAGGACCTGGGCGGCGAGCAGCCGGGTGCGGCCGACGTCCAACGGGCCGACCCCGCGGGCGTTGTCGACGGTCGACCGGTAGCGGATGTGCAACAGGTCGCCACCCGGCGACCCGTCCAGGTCGACGTCGCCGATGCGGTAGCGGCGTCGGCCGTCACGGTCGAAGTCGACGTCGACCAGCCACGGTTCGACGAGATGGAACCGGGCGGGGAACCCGTTGGCGTACCGGGCGGTGGTCACGACGAACGCTTCGCCCAACTGGAAGTCCCACATCAGGCCGTGGGCGAAGGTTGCCCACGACGTGTAATTGTCCGGGTCCGGGTTGTCCAACCAGGCCGTCGGCAGGCTGTCCGACGCCCCGACGAGGTACGGGGGCATCGTCGAGAACACGCGGGCGTTGAGGTCGAGGGCGGCCCAGGCGGTGTCGGTGAGGTCCTCGCCCCGGTCGAACCCGGGCAGCGTCCATTCGGCCGGCCAGCCGTCCCAGCCCGAGGCGTGGAACCATGCCCGCGGCCACAGTGGGCCGGTGCCGCCGTGCTCGACGACGAGCCCGTTGGGGTCGCCCGGCGTCCAGTCGTCACCGCCGACGGAGGCGGGGGCGACACCGGCCGGGTTGTCGTTGGGGACGTCGGCGTCGGCGACGGGACGGATCGAGCGTTCTTCGACGTTCCCTCGACGCCGCGGCATCGGGGTGTCACATTACACGCGGCGTCAATGGATCGACGGGATCGGGGCGCGTTGTTCGGCGGCCTGTACCGCCCACACCGCGGCGTGCACCAGATCATGGCGTTGGCCGGGGACGAGGTGGAGACCGGTGGCGGCGGGGACGACCCGGGCGGCGAGCAGCTGGGCGTCGAGCTCGCCGGTTGACGGGTCGTGCACGACACGCCGCTCGGCGACCAACGAGCGCAGCAGGGGCAGCCCGGTCTTCGTCTCCGATGCGCCGACCTTGGTGATCCGGGCGACGCCGAGATCACGCGGCAGGCTGCCGTGCATCGACGCGCCGACGTGCAAGTAGCTGCCGGGCCGGTCGTCGGCCACTTTGCGGACGTCGTCGAGGGCGGTGTCCCACGACGGGCACTCCCACCCGTCGAGCTCCCAACGGCCGTCGTCGAGTTGGCAGGCGGCGGCGATCGCCGCACCATGCCCCAAGTTGTCCTCCAGCCCGATCCAGCACCGGCCGGACGAGACGACCGGTGCGGCCAGCCCGGCCCATGCTTGCGGATCCAACAGCGGCTCACCTTTGCCGGCCACGACCTCGTCGAGCGGCCACACGTTGCGCCACTGACAGTCGAACCCGGCGATCAGGTCGTGGACGCCCGGCCCGGCATGCTCCACCGCTGCGGCCGCCCGGGCGGCGTCGGCCACCTCGACGGCCCGCCGGCGATGCCAATGCGGCGACGCCAGCCGCCACGACCCCTCGTCCATCACCGGCAGGCCACGCGGCGCCGACCACTCGACGAGCAGCGTCGACGCCGGATCGGCGAGCTCGCCGAGGGCGTCGCGGCGGCGGATCGGGAACAACGGTGTTGCCTGGCTGTGGGCGGTCGACGTCAGGATCAGCTGGCCCTGCGCCGATTCGACGAGGGTCGGCTCCAGCCCTTCGGTGACGGCGACGACGCGCACGTCGTGACACTCGTCGGCGATCCCCAACGACACCGTGTAGCCGTACACGGCGCCCTGCGAACGGACCAGCCAGCGCGACCCGTCCGGCAACGAGATCTCCAATTCACCCGCCGCCCGCCGCACCCCGTAGCCGAGCGACTCGGCACGGCGCCGCGCCTTGGACTGCAGCTCGGCCGCCGACGCCAGCTTGTCCGCCGTGTGCAGCACCGTCTGCGGCTCCCCGAACCGGCCGCCCTGCTCCAGGCGCCACTCGCACAACGCCTTCACCCACGTCGACTTGCCGCACTGGCGGGCCATCGTCAACAACAGCCGCAGCCAGACCAGCTCGCCCCGGGCGTCGACCTCGAGCACCCGGGCCGACACGAGCCGCTGCCACCACCGCAACCGCACCCCGCACCCCGCCGCATGCGCCTCCAGTTCTCCGCCCAGCGTGCCCATCGCATCCGGATGGGGCACGGTCATCAGCCGTGGCCACACCGCGTCCGCCGGCACCTCCCGCAACCCGTCCAGCCACGGCACGTCCCACACCGCATCGTCGACCGGGAACCCGTCCGGTTCCACCTCGACCGGCCGGGTTCGCGGCCGGGTCTGCGCATGCCGGCCCAACTTGCCGGCCTGCACCAAGCTGCACGGCTGACACGACGGCACCAGCACACAACACCCGGAGCCTTCGACGTGGTCGTGCAACGACAGCGGCGGCTGATGATCCGCCACCGACGCCGGCCGCCGCCGACAATGCGCACACA